TTTCAATTGCAGTTCCAGCTCGTGGCACTTATGAATCCATGCCAGCTTATCAGACTGTTCATTACGAAGCTCAACGTATAACGCATCAATCTTGGCGTCACGCTGGGCGATGCGTTCTTCCAGCCAGTCAACCTGCTTACGCTCGTTCTCATCCTCCATCGAATCGGCGGACGCATCCTCCTTCCGTGCGTTAGTCTTGCGGTTCACCCAGAACGTGACACCCCAGCGGACAGCCTCCAATCCTCCGAAAGCCCCGATTATAGCCAACCAGTCGTTTAATTCCATTTCGTCTATTGTTTATCTGAATTATAAAAATACGCACCTCAAAGGTATCCCTATCCGTTTGCATCATCGCTGCCAAAGCACCGAAATCCATTGCCACGATATGACAATAAAAAAAGAGCCTGCTACGGAATTTAATCCGCAACAAGCTCTTGGTCTTACACATCTGCAAAGATAAAAAATCACATTCCTGTTTCAAACTTTTTCACCTAAAAAAATAGTAGAAATAGATACATGGTAGAAAGTGGGTAGAATCCTAAGAAAAATATCTTTTGTTCTACCCTATTTTTTGAACAGAACTTATCTGATTCATTTTCAATGCTGTTTCCAAGTTCCCCCGGAACTTAGGCTAATAACAGGAGATATTATGGTAAAAATGCATAAACTGACCAAGGGTGGACAAACCATATTCCCGGCTACCATCTATGACGCTGTGGTCAACCCCAAGACACGCAAGAGTCTGACCTCGGAACTGACCAATCTGTCCAAAATGGGAATCTATACGGTTCCTTTCACCAGACAGGAATATCAGGAAGGTACCGGAACGGATTTTGAGGGAAGCATCCTTAAATGTCTGACAATATTAGGAACCTCCAGAGACAAGTACGTGGAAAACGAATCGCACAGCCAGTTCACCACTTACTACCATACCAATGACGGTAGCAACAACAGGGAGGACGTGGTTTATGCCAATATCAGTGGTATAGGTACAGGCTTGTACAGATCGGTCGCCATCTTCAGAGACAATGACAATTCTCTCATATATGAGGGCCGGTGCAGGGGTGAATGCCTGTTCATCGTTCCCAGCGGTCATACAATATACCTGTCGGCAGGCTCGTTCAACGGTTCGGTCCCCAAATGGGGTGTCTCTTTGACAGACGGTGTCACCAAAACAAAAGAACTGATAAGGGAGGAGGTCACGGCTTATACCAATATCATCAGGAAACTGCCGCTTTCCGTAATTTTTCCATCCGGTCCTGGCATCACTGTTGAAACGGCTGAGTATATGACGAAGATATCATGGGACGAAAGTGCGGCCAAGATCGCGACATGCTATGTACGCTCGTCAGCATCCCTTCCGCTTACAATATCATCTAATTACTGGTTTGAGATATATAATACCGGCAGTTCCGACATGGTTGTGGGTATTGGTGTCACCGGCGGTTCTGCGGACTGGTCCAAAGGCTATATCGCCTCAAAGTCAGTAACCATAGCGGCAGGAGGTCGTTATAGCGGCTCGTTTTCCGAACAGGACTGGGCGGACGCCGGTGCCGTATACGGCACGAATGTTTACACACATGTCGTTCTGAAAGGCAAACTGGATGCCAACGCACTTTCATCCGCCGGCTCGCTGGAAGTCAGGGAGTTCTATACATCGGATGTCATACATGCACAGACGGCGAAGACGTCCGATACCTCCGACTATTCGGATATCTCCGGGTATTCGGAGAGGGCTGCCGATGCGAAACATGCCGACAACGCGGAAAATGCGACAAATGCCGGATGGGAGATCGGAGGACTTGCAGAGGATGCGGTATTCAGGGACCTCGGACCATCCGGTTACATCAGGGAGGCCATGACCATCAATCCCGTAGATGCACGGACTATCCGCCTGACCTCCAATATCGACGCGGAAACCATAGGCTCCCGGTATAGGGGGGTATACTGGAAGATAACCTTCTCCGACATGGAGGAGTTGAGAGGCACATGGTTGCTGACATCAGAGCTGGGCGCGGACAAGTATCCAAACAGATATCTCCTGCCCGGTATCCAGGACTGGGGAGGCTACCTTGACCTGGCGCTTCCAGCGGATGGGGAATGGAACTTCTACAACCTGCTTATGAAATGGAAGGCGGGGCATGAGGACAGATGGGCCGACACTTTTGGCAGGGGATATTTTTATGTCTGTCTGGTTGTTTACAACATATCAGGAAAAATAGCCCCGTTTGACGACCTCATGGCCCTTGACCGGGTTCCGGAATCCACACGGGTCATAGCCTCCGAACTCTCCGTAACGGTCCGGAACGAAGTGAGGGAGATTGTCCGGGAGGAAACCGGGAAGAATCAGATTGGGGTGACCGCCTGGGGGGACTCGCTGACTGCGGGAGCGGGTGGTACTATAACCCGTCATAAGGAAAGAATCCTGAGTAAGCTCAAGGAGCTCGGTTATGATGTTTCGTCCCTGGAGGATGCGGCATCCGTCACCTATTCAAAGGCCTTGCAGGCTTTTCTTGGAGCTAGTTACAAAGTGAACAACTGCGGTGTTGGAGGAGAGTCCATCAATACAATCGCTGTCAGGATGGGAGCCAATGTCACCTTTGCGAAAGGTGATTTCGTTCTTCCTGCCGACACCTCTCCTGTCCGGATCGGAGCGTATGACGGCAGGCTGGACTCCGCATGGGGAACGGAGGTCGCCCCCCTTCTGCAGGGATCGGACACAACTGTGAACCCGTGCAGCGTGGGAGGAATAGAATGTACCTTGAAATGGACCGGCTCGAGCGGTTCGGACACGACGGGCATATATACCATACAAAGGGTTGCGGCAGGAAGCAGGGCTGTAAGTTTCAGTGCCCGGACTCCCATTATAATGAGCGGTTCGCGTCTGTACAAAAATACACGGCTGGCCGTCCTCTGGTGCTGGCAGAACGGGGGATATTCCTCCGATGAAGAGCTTGTGGAGAAACTGGATAAAATGATCGCCCGGCTCGGTACGGACAAATATGTCCTTATCGGGCTGCATACGGGGACTGCGGCATCAAGGGCCGGTCAGGAGACTGTTCTGGCAGGAAGATACGGCGACAGGTTCATCAACTGGAGGGAGTATGTGTCCCGGCAGGCACTGTATGATTTCGGCATCACCCCCACGACGGATGCTGATCTGACAGAGGAGCAGAAGTCGAAGGGGGTTGTGCCGGATACGACCGCAATGGCCGAGGGCTCACTACCAATGAGTTTCTGGAGCAGCTATGTCGGGGACGAGAACGGAAAGACCGGCAATGACAAGATACATATGACAGGTGGGGCTTACGCAATTCTGGCTTATAAGATAATGGAAAGGTTCAGGGAACTGGGATATATAGATTAGTAGGGTGACTTGAAAAGTTTGAAACCACATAAAGCATATGCTTACAATATGAAACCGAATCAAGCATAAATCATCTTAGTACGGCAAACCTATTTTATGGTTTTCCGTACTCTCTAACCATTTCTGTTCTATTAATGAATTGCGAACTGTGTTTGGACAAGATTCGTTCAATAGGTTAAATGCTTTTTTTACATCATCTTTATATCCATCGGTTTTACATATTTCTTTAAAAAAAGCATTTTGCTTGAGATACTTGAAATAAGATATCAATTTTTGATTGTCGGTATTCTTTTCATAATACTCTAACAGATTTACAAGATAACAGAATAATTCATCATTATTCATTTGGCCTTCAATTAGTCTTACATATCGTTTCTGGATTGATTCATCTAAATCAGCTTCTTTAGCCTCTTCTTCTATATAATTCACCTCTATGTATATATATTTGAAGTAATTTTTAAAATTACTGGCCCCTTCCTTTCCGGAGTTTTCCTCTATTTTTTTATTGTAATTTTCCCAAATATCCTTATTTGTAATTGTTGTTTTTTTTACTTGTTCTCCAAAAAAATCCCTGAATGCTGCGAAACAGCAGTGGTTTGTTGACGAGTCTTGAGCCTTTTTATAGAGTATGCTGTGTTGAGCAAATATTTGAGTAAAAGTCGTATCAAATGAGACCCTTCTAGCTACCTTTTTCTGCAATACAATAGCTTCTGACTGTTTATAAAAGGCTTTTTTGGCATAGATAACTGAAAATATTGCAACCATGGCTGTCAGCCAGGTAGGTAAATCTCCTAATATCTCTCCTGTTTCACATTCATTGGATCTGTGGGATAATTCACACAAAAAAATGGTAATGAATAACAAAAGAATGGCAATGAATAATATTATATTAACCACTACCACAGTCCCAATCATATATTTAATCAAATGCCATTTATTCATTTTCTTTTTTTCTTGTAAAGGAAATATATATCAACAATATGGACAAGTCTATAATACATGTTTCTTGACATATTTTGAATTCTTGCTTTGTATTAGTAGCCGTATATTTAATATATTGTCAAAACTCTCCGAATTACTCTACTACGTCGAAGCAATTCCCTCAACCGATATGGTCACATTCTCCATTATATTCTTCACTGTATAAATATCAAGTCCGGGAGCTGACAAAGTGCTGTCTCTGGCAACAGAATCTCCATTAGCCTTTACACTGGCCGAGCTACCATCATATCCCTCCTGTATGGTCAGCTTTACACTAAACTCCCCACCTTCAGAAACGGGAGACACGCTGTTATTATATGCTTCAAGCTGATAGCCGTTTCCCTGCTGCATTGTAACAGTATATGTACGTGTGGAAGCCGCCATAGCCTCAATGTCTGCGACAGGAGTCATTTCCATCATTCGGGCAATTATTTCACGGGCGATCCTTTCATAGTAAGGTATGCCTCCGTGTGTCGGGTCAATGATGGTATTATCAGTATAATGGCTGTAAAACCAAGTCTTGTTCATATCATTGATACCGGTCTGCAATTTGGATTCAACGTATTTGATCCCCCACAGATTCAGAACCTTGATCATGTCAGTGGAAATATTGTTTACCGCGGTAGAAGTTTCACACACGTGAGGAGGTAAGACAAACAGGATATTGATGTTACGTGCGACAAGCACCTGATTAATTCCGGTGTAATCCACCTCATTATAGTATCCTTTCACTTTCATATATCTGTAGTATAATTTGGACAGGAGCACATTGATCGCTCCGCAAAGTGTGTTTGTATCATGGTTCGATATGGAAATATCTCCCAATGTGTAGCCGCCTCTGTCGTTGGTTCCTCCTGCGACATTTATCAATACCGCATCTTCTGCGAGAGCATTGATACGGATATCCTGCCAGAAAGCATTACCATTTGAGCCGCTGATACGCGTTCCTCCGATTCCGTGCCATTGTGACATCGTACCTAACATCCGGTCTATAAAAAACTGGTATCCGGGATTCTGAGAGATGCTGTCCCCCAATGTATCAGTAATCTTGCCGGTCCACCATGTTCTGATATCCCAGTTACGGACTATCCGGTAAAGATACAGATAGTCAGTCGGCACAGTCTGTTTCACATGACTGATATACGGTGTCCTGTCTCCACCTCCGCCCAGTTTTACCATCAAATCACCTGTCTTGTTATTAATGTGGAACTCAAACCGTATCTTAGAGGTTCCTTTACGGGCTGCGAACATAAGATAAGGGGAACTGCCACCTTGTGTGTTCAGTTCCCGTTTCGGAATATATGTACCATCATCTGTATAACAATATATATGTCCTGATGTAACACCCTGAACGGAAATGACTCCTTCTGATGGACAGTCTATAAAATCCGTGATACGGTATGAGGGATTGGATACAACCGCACCGGTTGACGCGTCAAGATACGCATTGGTCAGATTGCCGTTAAACAGATTGTATGTTTTTGTTTCAGCGAGCGACAGGCTCTCACCCATCTTCTCCCACTGTGCATTCTTTCTGCCATAAATACGGTCATCCACTGGCGCTTCTTCTACCGCATTGATTTCTTTCAGCAGATCGGGATTTTTAATCCAATACTCCGCAGAATTGGAAGGGGAGTCGTTGGTCACAACCAAAGAGGACACATTACTGGTTATAATCATGTTGACCTCTTCCATGTCTGCTATATCCACATAATCCGCAATCTGGAAATAGGATGCCGGAAGTCCCATGCCCGTCTGCGTCTTGAACGAACCGGTGGTTATTATAGCACCCTTATAATCCAGAATAAAAAATGTCACGCTATAGTATTGATTTGCCCAAATTTTATCGGTATTCTTCACTTTAAATATCGGATAAATGGCCCATCCATCAGAATTCTGCATATAGCCGGTCGCGCCTTTTATAAACCGCACATTCAGTAGTGCGTTTTCCATATCAAGCATGGAATTTCCTCGCACTTTATAATCACTCAGGACATTGACCGGAATATCGTACTCCTTGTTCCAGTAATTGACAAGGTTCTCAAGAAATATTTTACCACCATTCTTGGCAAAACACATTGAAACCTTGGTGTAAACGAGTTTGGTATTCAGAGTGAATGAGTACGTTCCAAATTCTGTATTATAACTGAAGCCTCCTGTATCATCATCTATATATGCCAACGCCGTAGGGGTGTTACCCGTATTCTTCAAAATATCCTTGAATAGAATAAACGCCGGACTGTCCTCCCTGCTGACCTCAATACAAAGATAATCACTGTCATTTACATATTCTTTTGTTCCGGCAATAATCTTGACGTTATCTCTTATCACAATCTTGTCGTACAACGTTGTGGAATTATCAACAAGTTTCATCACATAATTAGAAAGGGAGTCATTTGGAGCTAATTCAGCTAGTTCCATAGCCAGACTCTTGCGTGTTTTGGGATTGACCACTGCGTCATAGATGGTAGCCGGGAATATGGTTTGGCCGCCCTTGGTCAGTTTATGCATTTTTGCCATAATATCTCCTGTTTTTAGCCTAAGTTCCGGGGGAACTTGGATGATAAATTGAATATCAATTGATAATATCATTTTATTGGATGGTGGTAGATATTCAGTAGAAATAGGCGTTTATATGTTAATATTTCTACTAGATTTCTACTATTGGGTTTGGCGGAAAGCCTTATAATTAATTTTTCTTGTCTTTTTATACATTGTTATTTATTGGTTGGTTTGTGTCTGTTTTTATAAAGCAGCATAAAAAAATGAAGAAAGAAACAAAAGAGGAAGTGCAGATTTATACAGCGGTAGGTATGTTAATGTCCGGTGTTGGTTTGTCTGTGGCGGGGTTCATTGTGGAACCGACAGGTCAGATACATGAATCCGTATTGTGGTTTTTTGCTCAATGTTTGATGTATGCCGGAGGCATATTTGGTATCGGAGTTTATGTAACAACCAAGTTTAACCATTTAGTGGATAAATTAAAAGATAAGGAGGAAAATAAAAATGGCTGATGTGAATAAACTTGCACCGTTTATACTGAAATGGGAAGGCGGTTTTGTAAATGACCCTGACGATTTGGGAGGGGCTACCAATATGGGCGTGACTATCGGCGCATGGAAATCGTGCGGCTATGACAAGGATGGTGACGGTGACATAGATGTGGATGATCTACATCTGCTTACTCGTGAGGACGTTGTTAATCGTGTTCTCAAACCGTATTATTGGGACAGATGGAAAGCTGATTTGATACAGGATCAGTCTGTGGCAAATATTCTTGTGGACTGGGTGTGGGCATCCGGTGCGCACGGAATTAAGATTCCTCAACGCTTGCTTGGTGTTACGGTGGATGGCATTGTAGGCCCCAAGACCATTGCCACGGTAAATGCCAAGAATCCGCGTGAGTTGTTCGACATGATCAAGATTGCACGGTTTGATTTCATTGAAGATATTTGTCGTCAGCGTCCGACCAATAATAAATTTAAGAGAGGGTGGATGAACCGCATAAATGATATCTCTTATGTTGGTTAGAGTTATGAACTGGGTAAGTCGGCATATATTACTGGCTCCCTTCATGTGTCTGTTCCTGCTGTTTGCCTGTGGTAGCTCGCATAAGGCTGTCAAATCCGATACAGAAGTAATCAGGAAGGACAGCACGAGTGAATCTATCAACATCGTACACGGATCAAGTACCTCTTTAAGAGAACTGATAACCACTAATGGCAGCTATGTGATTGATTTTCGAGTTTATGATACCCGAAAACCGCCCGATAGTCTGACCGGGAAACCTCCGTTATTGGCAGACGGTCATGTGGAAGGTGATTTCAATAAGAATAGAGAGAAGGAAACAGCAATCAAAGACAGTACGAAAGTGAAAGCTGACAAGGAAACCACTTCCGGCATTCATGAGGAAACCAAGACTGAAGGGGTAAAAGAGAAAAAAGAATCCACGTTACTTAAACAAATTGGTTTTGCCTGTGTTTGTGTAACCGTTTTGATTGTCGTTATGCTGATAATAAAGCATTGGCGCAACGGACAATCTTCATCATAAGACTTTAAATTTATAAATTGGACTGCCCCGGCTCGTGATGAGTCGGGGCTATTTTTGTTATCTTTGTCGCCTATAACATTAACTTATGTATTATGGCTGAAAAAAAAGAATCTTATTCCGAAGAGGAATTGAATGAAATGATCGTATGGTTCAACAACCATGCTAATGAACTTCCCAAAGAAATGCGGATAAACAAATCCGCTTTCACACCGGATTTGAAACTTACTGTTGAATCCTGTATCATGCAAGCCAAGCAATGTCTGGGCAACTATAAGATGGCCGGAGCTTTTAGATTACTTCAACAAATCAAAGCGAAGATTGAGGATAATAAATAAAATCTCATATTTTACTTTTTTTAGAATATCAAGCGGGCCAGTGACGGGTAACCGCTTGATATCTGCTTACTAAAAATCTCCTTGATAATTTTTTATAAGATCATTGGCTTCCTGTATATCATGAGGCGTGTAAATATCTGTCATCAATATACTGCTGTGACGAGCTTGGTCACGTACGCTTAACACATCATAATGTCGTAACATATTCGTTATACCTGTATCTTTTAAGGAATAAAACTTATATTGGGCGGAAAGCTTTAAATCTTTTCTGAGATGATGTGCCCACCAGTCCCGGAACATTTTTTCAGATCTTTTTGTTTTACCGGGACGAAACCCGTCAGAGAATAAATAATAATCACCGGGATTGTTGAAAATGTGCAGGTCCAACATGAGATGTATGACTTTTGATGGTAATGTAATAGTGCCATCTTTGCGATTTTTTGATATATTGTCTGATACGAATATTGTTTGCTTTTTCAAACTTATATCGTTTAATCTCAATCCTACCATTTCCGCCGGTCGGATAAAACAATAGTATAGAATATAGCTTGCCAGCAACATATAGGGGTTATGGTTCTTTAAGTAGTCGCTCACTTTTGCAAGTGTTTCCGGTGGCAGGATGTTGCGTAGCTTTTTTTTCCCTTTCCTTCCCAGACTACTGATCCCGGCTGTTGGATTCTGTGTTAAATAGTTATGGTTCAGACAGAAGGTGGAAAAAGACTTCAAAAAACCGAGATAGTTATCGCGCGTAAATGCAGTGTTATCCCTAGTTATATACACTTCGTCAAGCAGCATAACACAAAAATCCTTATCAAATTGGTAAATGTAGGTGATAGGGACCTTTTTCTCTTCATTGAAGATTTCCATATTACGAAGGTAGGAGCTATAAGATTTGATCGTTTCTTGTCGGTATCTCCCGTCCCTTTGCATTTTGGCGAGAAAAGTGCGGTATTTGTCTATTACATCTTTGAACAGTAGAAAGGCGTTGCCGCATTCTTGCTCAATCCAAGGATTCCATCCTGTTGCGAGCTTTTCTGATAGTCTGTTGATGCATCCTTTGGCGTATGCCCTTCTTTCCTTAACGGATTTGATGAAGTTCAGTTTGATCTTTTTCCGTTTCATCACTCCGTCAACAGGATTGAATGCGTAAAAGTCAATGTACCAATCTTTACCCGTATGTAATACAGGTGGTGTGTAACTCTTGATTTCTTGGATTTTGGACATTTTTTTTTATTTGTTTTTGCTAACAGCAGAAACAAATGGTTAATAATTCCCGTCCCGATTTCGTCCCGGCGGATTTGCTAAAAATGAGATAAGCCACTGAAAATCAGTGGCTTATTCTTTACAGTGTCGGAATGAGGCGACTCGAACGCCCGACCCCTACGTCCCGAACGTAGTGCGCTACCAACTGCGCTACATTCCGTTTCTGTTTTGCGAGTGCAAAGGTAAGGCATTTTTTTGAAATCAAAAAGAATTTCACAGAAAATTTGTAGAAAATTTGTAGAATCAAAAAATATGTCTACCTTTGCAACCACAAACGAGAAGCTAAGGTTTTTTATTGAATGTGCTGAGAAGTAAGTTCCTATGTGCTTAACCACTGACTTGGTGCCATAGCTCAGTTGGTAGAGCAAAGGACTGAAAATCCTTGTGTCCCCGGTTCGATTCCTGGTGGCACCACCAAAGAAAGTACATAACTTTACTTAAAAGCGCATTAGGCAGGTAATTACATATGTAATTACCTGCTTTCTTTTATATCTTTCCTATCAGTATTTTTAGATATTTGTCAGTTTGGCTTATATTTAAAGTTCAACTAATTCCCGGATTATGATGGCCGCTATCCTGCCTGCCGAAAAATTCCGGGATAGTATATGGTGGGGTAAGAGTTTTTCGTTATCTTTGCTCTCTACATGATAAAACTGATTTTATTTTCCTGTTAACCATTAGGATCATAAGATATACCTTCTTGATGATTTCTTTAAGTAAAAAATGAGAATTAATGAATATGAGAAATTTGTTTTTGACTTTAGCTTTTGGTCTATGTTCCGGCATATTCGCCCAAAATACGACAGTTTTTGAATCTCCTATTATGGGGTGGAGCTCATGGAATACCTATCGGGTTCATATCAATGACACCTTAATAATAAGACAAGCGGATGCTATGGTGCAGAAAGGGTTGAAAGAAGTGGGCTATTCCTATGTGAATGTAGATGACGGTTTTTTTGGATGGCGGGATGAAAGAGGAGTGATGCAAACACATCCCGAACGTTTTCCGAACGGATTGAAGGGGGTGGCTGATCATATTCATTCTTTAGGATTAAAAGCCGGCATTTATTCGGATGCGGGAAGCAATACTTGTGGTTCTATCTGGGATAAAGATATGAACGGAATAGGTTCCGGTTTGTATGGACATGAATTTCAGGATGCCACGTTGTATTTTAAAGAGTGGGGATTTGATTTTATCAAAATTGATTATTGCGGAGCCGGTCAGGAATTGAATTTGGAAGAGGAAAAGCGATATACAGAGATTCGTCAGGCTATAGATAATCTGGGTTGCGGACATGTTTCTATTAATATCTGTCGATGGGCTTTCCCGGGTACTTGGGCTAGAAACATTGCTCGTTCATGGCGAATCAGTGCGGATATCCGTCCGGAGTGGGGATCAGTAAAGTATATTATCAATAAAAATCTTTATCTGTCTGCCTATGCGGGAGAAGGTCATTATAATGATATGGATATGTTGGAAATAGGCCGGGGGCTAAAGCCTGAAGAGGAAGAGGTGCATTTTGGAATGTGGTGCATCATGAGTTCACCTTTGTTGATAGGATGTGATCTGACAACCATTCCGGAGGCGTCATTAAAACTGTTGAAAAATAAAGAATTGATAGCTTTGAACCAAGACCCTTTAGGATTACAGGCATACGTAGTTCAGCATGAAAATGAAGGGTATGTGTTGGTGAAAGATATAGAACGGAAGCGTGGTAATGTACGTGCGGTTGCTTTATACAATCCTTCGGACACGATTTGTAACTTTACAGTTCCGATGAATATTTTGGAATTAGGAGGAAAAGTTAAGGTACGAGACCTGATGAAACAGCAGGATTTACCGGAGATAAAAGGGGGTGTTCTGAATCGGGAATTGCCTCCCCATAGTGTGCTGATTTTACGTATGGAGTCCGAAAAGAGGTTGGAACCGACTGTTTATGAAGCGGAATGGGCTTATCTGCCTTGTTTCAATGATTTGGGAAAGACTCCGAAAAGCATCGTATATGTTCCGTTACATGAAGCATCCGGAGGCATGAAGGTAAGCTATCTGGGAGGGCGAAAAGAGAATTTTGCAGAATGGAAAGAGGTGTACAGTGAGCAAGGCGGTAAATACGAAATGACTATCCGCTATGTGCCTAAAGCAGACCGTAAGCTGGAAGTCTGTGTGAATAATGAAAAAAGGATTCTTCTTGATTCGCTGTCGGCGGATGAAACTCAAAAAATAGCTTCGATTACTGTTCCGGTGCATTTGAAAGCAGGGTATAATAAGGTACGTATGGGAAGTTCATTTTGCTGGGCTCCGGATATTGACTGTTTTACTTTGACAAAAGTAAGTGAGTAA